TAATATCCTCACTTAGCGTAGACGTGACCGCGATAGCAGAAGGTACCATGGGTATCCTTACGCTCAGTACAATTAGTATTGTACTCAACACCACGATATGCGGTGTGGGAAATTCTAGCATCGTGAAGTGCAGATGCTTTGTTGATCTGCTTCTTGATGATTTGTAGGGTGTTCATTTGTCGTTACCTGAATAGAATGGAAAAATTAACCTTCTCACCTTGCGGTGGATCCGTGTTCCCCGTTCCTTCAGTCGTTTGCGTCCCATGAACATTCTGGAGTAGCTTCCTTTACGGTCTCTACTAATTCTATTTTAACCTTTGGTTTTAGTCCCTCATGATTTTGAATCCGAAGCATGATAGCATCGGCATCAGGACAAAGAATACCAGAATAAAATAGTAGGTCAAACATGGGATGAACGCTCCGTTCCGCGACTTACTTGCGTCCTATGTATATGTACCTTCACATTGACCTTCTACTTTTGACTTAAGGTACCCTATTAGACCCAACTTCGACCGAAGGTCAATATTGGGATCTGCTTGGATCTCTAATCGTCTCTGTAAGAACCTTTCACAAGACATGTGCCAACCGTAAGGATTAGCGTCATCATGATGGGCAAGGGTCAATGCCAGTAAGATACTAAACATTGGATGAACGTAGGTCTATTGTAGACCTTATGTTCTATGTAGTCAAGTAGTTGTGTATTTTGTGATACAGTTTTAAGTTATCTTAAGATTGTTCGTCTTCGAGCAATCCTTTGACATAAGTTTCTGTTCCGTCCATAACCTTTACGGCATACAAGGACGACTTCATATACTTTTTAGTTTTCTTATATTTTTTCAACAGTTTATGGACCTCATCATGATTGATGAAGTCCGAAGAATTAAATCCGCTCATTTCTTTTTCTTAGATTCAGGGCATGTGTTACCCCATAGTTTTGGATTGATCCTTCCTTCGGATTGGGTGAATCCAACAAAGTCTTTACCATACTGATCATAGTAATGATCAAAGATATCTACTTGCTTGCTGGAAACCACTAGGTCGAAGCAAGACTCACCGTTTACCTTATACTCTACGAGGTAACAACTGTAAGGTAGCGTTGTGTCTTTTGCCTGTGTTGGATCACAGTTTTGATTGAGAATTTTAACCTTGGTCAAGAGCGTCCTCCCCATGTGATGTCTGGAAATGCTTGTTCGACATTCGCGAAAGAGATCTTATACTTTTCAGATAGTCTTTTATCTTTTACCAAACACATTAGTTCTGCTTCTAGTGGATGAAGTCCTCTCAAGAGATTAATGAACATAGACTCTTTCTTGAGTTGGGTAATCCTGTCGTTACCACCTTTGCAGAAATTATAGAATGTTTTAAACTCGTTACGGATTGAGGTTTTAGATTTCTCTTCCTGGAAATCACCTGCCCCATAGTAACCAGATTTCTCACCAGAGTTTCTCGCTTTACTATTGATGAGTTCACTGGTGTTTCCACCAGTGCCATCGGTGTCATCGAAGTCTAAAGGAACATCTCCTGGGGGTAGAACAGACTCGATACTCTCATCAAAGTTCATAATCATAATCGTAACCAATGCGGGATTACGATATTGTTTCAGTACCTCAACTTTCTTGGCGTTACTCCTTTGTTTGGATGCTAACGCCAAGATCTCATGCTGAAATGCATTCGGTTGAAGAGTTTCAATCTTCTTCGTCTTCGTAGTCATAATCGTTTTCAAATCTCACTGCTAAAATTTCATCTGGTAAGAGATTACCATTTTGATCGAACATTTCTGGATGCAGAGCACCAGAGAATTCGGGATACATGTTCATTCTGTGTTCTCGGTAAATCCACCCAATTATACCTCCAACCAGGAAAAATAACAAGGTAAACATTAGACAAAAAGTAATAAGGAATGCAGTTTCCATAGTTGATACCCTCTAGTTCTTTTTACTACTGAAGGATAAACTAAACGAAAAACCGAATTCCCTAGAGAACAGAGTGAGGGTTTTCGCTAAGTTAATCCCAAATGATCTACTTGGTTTTACCTCCCTCTTGGTATGATCGCGGATCATCAGTTCAAATCCGCGATTTATCTGAATGTCTGATTTATTTAGTGCTCTTTTTTCGTCTTCCTCTTCTCTTGTCATGACTATACTTCCAAGCGTCTTCAAGTATTCCGTAAAGGTAATTTTTTATTTTTCTTGCTTGTGGTTTGGGGATGTGTCCATACCCCTCACGTAGTTGCTTATGTGCGCTGTCTGTGCCGCCCTCCAGATAGTCTTCTAGGTCGAGCACTAGTAGATTGATCTCGGTGGCGGTAGAACTCTCTATGAAGGCGTCTGCGTCCACCTTACGGGCACCTCGTGCCTTCAGGTAGTCATAGAACTTGAGAACGAATCGACCATCAAAAGCATGATCGATTGCCTTTTCTACGTCATAGAGGAGTTCCCAGTCGTCCATGTCACACGAGTTGGTTCTCTCTGAGATACTTGATGGTGTCAACACAACCTCCTAAATTTTTGCCGTCGCATAGAACTTGCGGGAAAGTGGATCCCTCACCAAAGATAGAATAGAATCCTTCTCTGGTGAAGTCAGACCCAAGAGTGTAGGTAGTGTAGGAATAACCCAACCTACCTAGAACCTCTTTTACTTTAACACAGTATGGGCACCCACTCTTTGAATAAACAGTAAAATTCATTTTTCCAATAATGCCTCGTTCCAATCTTTTTGAAATAGATCCAAACCTTTGTCGGTAAGGATGTTGTTATACATCTTCCAGAATACCTTTGGTGGCATCGTACAGACATCTGCTCCGTAGATCGCTGCCTGTTCTGCTTGCCTGATATCACGAATAGATGCAGCAAGGATGTTTGGAGTACCCTTCCTCCAATCGTTTCCATAGACCTTACGCATGTTCTTGATGAGTTCAATCTCATCAATAGAGTTGTCTCTCCAACGTCCTAGGAAAGGAGAAACATAGGTCGCACCTGCCTTTGCACATAAGATTGCTTGTGCAACACTGAAGACCAAGGTCACGTTGACCTTAGAACCTTCTGTAGTCAGATACTTACATGCCTTAAGTCCCTCAACAGTACAGGGGACTTTGATCGTGATCTTTGCTGGACCGATTGGAATAAATTCTTCTGCTTGACGGATCATCTCATCAGCAGTTTCTGCAACTACTTCAGTTGAGATGCTCTCAAGATTTGGACATTCGGTAGCAATTTCCTTTGCGACATCATATAAAGATCTACCACTTCTCAAAATGAGAGTTGGGTTGGTGGTTACACCATCAATTAGACCAGTCTGATATGCTTCAACGATCTCTGAAACTTCAGCAGTGTCTAGAAAAATTTTCATTGTTTCTGAGGACATATATTTTTATCTATAAATTTTTATTTTTCAGCACCATGTGGATGTGCTGGTTTGAACGCACCTTCTTCGAAAGGTTGAGACTTGGTTAGGTCGCGACGACCTTGATTTTTGATGATGATGAAAGCATCTTTGTTGTACTTTCGAGTTCCAAGAGGTGATTGCCACTTCTTGTTGTACTCTTCACCAACGTCAATACCTGAGACAGACGTACCTCCAATTTCGACGGTAACATCATCGTAGCAGTCCCATCCCAACTTTGCAATCGCATCATACAGTTGTTCGACTGCACCTTGGTTGCAAACTGCCATCGCTTTTCGTTTTGCTTTCAGTTCGTCCATGACGTTTTCTTCGGGTTCTAGATTTCCGATCATAAAAAAAGAGGGTCGGTTGACCCTCAGTCTATCACAAAGCGTTGCCTCTTGGCAAGACTTCTTCAGGAAATACAAACTGTTCATGCGGTTGATCCACTGGTGCCATCCAAGCACGTAGACCTTCGTTGAGTAGAATGTTCTTAGTATAGAAAGTTTCAAACTCGGGATCTTCCGATGCTCTGAGTTCTTGACTCACGAAATCATAAGCACGTAGATTGAGAGCAAGACCAATAATCCCAATGCTAGATGTCCAAAGACCCATGACAGGAACAAAAAGCATAAAGAAATGAAGCCACCGCTTGTTAGAAAAGGCAATACCGAAAATCTGAGACCAGAAGCGGTTCGCCGTAACCATTGAGTAAGTCTCCTCTTCCTGCGTAGAATCGAAAGCCTTAAAGGTATTTGCTTGTTCTCCATCTTCGTAGAGCGTGTTCTCAACTGTTACACCGTGGATAGCAGACAGTAGTGCTCCTCCAAGTATACCAGCAACTCCCATCATATGGAAGGGGTTGAGTGTCCAGTTGTGGAAACCTTGTAGAAAAAGTAGGAATCTAAAGATCGCCGCAACGCCAAACGATGGCGCAAAGAACCAACTGGATTGTCCAAGAGGGTAGATGAGAAATACACTAACAAATACGGCAATAGGACCCGAAAAAGCAATTGCATTGTAAGGACGGATACCAATGAGACGTGCAAGTTCAAACTGACGTAGCATGAAACCAATCAGGGCGAAGGCACCGTGGAGCGCCACAAAATTCCAGAGTCCCCCAAGTTGGAGCCAGCGTTGGAAATCTCCCTGAGACTCAGGACCCCAAAGTAGAAGAAGAGAATGACCCATAGCGTCAGCAGGCGTTGAGACAGCCGCTGTGAGAAAATTAGCACCCTCAAGATAACTACTTGCGAGTCCGTGAGTGTACCAACTCGTGACAAACGTAGTGCCAGTAAGCCAGCCACCAATTGCCATATAAGCAGTGGGAAAAAGAAGTAATCCAGACCAACCCACAAAGACAAAGCGATCTCGTTTAAGCCAGTCATCAAGGACATCGAACCACCCCCGCTGTGGAATGTTTAAAGTTGAAGTTGTCATAACCCCCAAAGTTTTTACTTTCAATATTTAGTTTACACAACTTTACAAAAATAGTCAATGCGTTACTATACCTACTCGTCTGTTCGCTGGGGGTCTGAAAATTTGAGGCCATGTATCATGTATGATCCCTACTACTTTGTAAGGAGTTTCACTTGTGATCATTTATCATTCGACGTGTACTGTACCAATCATGCCAGCACCTTTGTGAGGAGCACACCAATAGGTGTAATCACCGGGATCACTGAAAGTGATATCAAACTCTTCACCAGGAAGCATAGCGAGTGATTCGTGAGCAAGATCAGGACGACCTTCCACAATCACATTGTGTGGTGGCAACATGTTGTTCACAAAGTGAACCGATTCTCCTGCAGAGATTGTTACTTCAGCAGGATCAAAAACCAAATTACCATTGGATCCCATCTGAACATCTACAGCCCAAGCAGGTGCAGAAAAGAATAATGTAGCGAGAAGTGCAAAAAAGAACTTCATAACTGTTTATTCGACTACACTATCTATTACTTTGATAAGTTTCTATACCTAGGATTTGTCTTGGCTTCGTGACTTACCATTTCTCCAAATTCTGTGACGCAATTGCACCATTTTTGCCTTGCGTCTTTCGCTTCTTTACTGTTATTATCTCTGTCCCATAATTCTTTCCACCAGATCCAGAGGTCGCGACACTCGTCCGACTTCCTCTGTAAGTGCGGTTCCCGGTACATGGGGAAACCTCTGCTTGGTGACTGTTATTACTATTTACACTATTCCAGTGTCGTATGACACCAGATACGATAAAAGCGTTAGTAACCATGTAACTAACAAAAATACTGGTGCGTATGATAGCAACGTAATTGTCATAAGGAGCTGTCTTGTCGTCACTGAAACTTCCCAAAGAGTATTTCCATATCTGCCAAATTTTAGACATTAAAAAAGAGGGTCGTTAGACCCTCTCATTATATCAGTTATTAAGTTTTAAATCAACCGATTGCAGGTGCCTTAAGTGCTACAGGAGTAGACTCAGCAGCAGCAAGGTCTAGGGGGAAGTTGTGAGCGTTACGCTCGTGCATGACTTCCATACCGAGACCAGCGCGGTTGAGTACGTCTGCCCAGGTGTTCAGAACACGACCTTGACCATCGAGGATGGACTGGTTGAAGTTGAAACCGTTCAGGTTGAACGCCATGGTGCTTACGCCCAGTGCGGTGAACCAGATACCAACAACTGGCCATGCTGCGAGGAAGAAGTGCAGTGAACGGGAGTTGTTGAAGGAAGCGTATTGGAAGATTAGACGACCAAAGTAACCGTGTGCGGCGACAATGTTGTAGGTCTCTTCTTCTTGACCGAACTTATAACCGTAGTTCTGGGACTCAGTTTCAGTGGTTTCACGAACCAGTGAAGAGGTAACTAGTGAACCATGCATTGCGGAGAACAGTGAACCGCCGAAGACACCAGCCACACCTAGCATGTGGAAGGGGTGCATAAGGATATTGTGCTCTGCCTGGAAGACAAGCATGTAGTTGAAAGTACCAGAGATACCAAGAGGCATCGCATCAGAGAAACTACCTTGACCGAAAGGATAGACCAGGAATACTGCAGATGCTGCTGCAACAGGTGCAGAGTATGCAACACAGATCCAGGGACGCATACCTAGACGGTAGGAAAGTTCCCACTCACGACCCATG